CGCACATTCACGCGGGCAACGGGAATATCGTGCGTGATGGCCTGCAAAACTCGCTGGCGGCGCGTATCCAGCTTGAGCCGCTGGAAAAAGACAACGCCTACGGTGGCATGACGCTGCGCGAAATGGCCCGCGCTTATCTGGTAGAGAACGGCGTAGGTATTGCCAGCTATAACGGTAACGCCATGGCCATCGTGGGCGCGGCCTTCACCCACACCACCGGCGACTTTGGTTTGCTGTTGGCCGATGTTGCCCGCCGTTCAATGCTCAAGGGCTATGAAGAAGCGGAAGAAACCTTCCAGCGCTGGACAGCTAAAGGCAATCTGCCCGACTTCCGCGAAATGGGCCGCGTGGATCTGACCACCTTCCCCAGCTTGCGCAAGGTGCAAGAGGGCGCGGAATATAAGTACGCCACCATTGGCGACCGCCAAGAGAAAATTTCCTTGGCCACCTATGGCGAGCTGCTAAGCATTTCCCGCCAAGCGATTATTAACGATGACCTAAGCGCGTTTACGCGGGTGCCACAGATGATGGGCCGCGCCGCGATTCGCACCGTGGGTGATTTGGTTTACGCCCTGCTGGGCAGCAACCCGAAAATGGGCGACGGTAAAGCGCTTTTTCATACTGACCATAACAACCTGCTGAGCGCGGCGGCGCTGTCTATCGCCCGTTACGATGAAGCCAAAACCAAGATGGCCCGGCAGAAAGAAGGCGATTCGGTACTGAATATTCGCCCGGCCTTCCACATCGTGCCGGTGAGCATGGAAAGCACTGCCCGCGCTTTACTGGCGGCTGAGTTTGACCCCGCAATGGCTGAGGCCCGAGTACCTAACCCGGTGCGTGGATTGGCTGAGGTGATCGCAGATGCTCGCCTTGATGAGCAAAGCACCACCACCAGTTATCTAGCGGCTAGCCCCACTCAGTACGACACCATTGAGGTGGCCTACTTGGACGGCAACGACCAGCCCTACATGGAGCAACAACAAGGCTTCACGGTAGATGGTGCCGTGTTTAAGGTACGCATGGACGCAGGCGTTGCGCCGCTTTCCTACCGTACCCTGCTTAAAATGCCCGGCGCCTAACCGCTAAGTATTACCCCCGCCCATAACATGCCGCCTTGAGCGGTTTTTTTATGGGCGTTTGTTAACCCCTGGAGGTAAATCCCATGGCTAAGAATTTTGTAGAAAGTGGTTCCACTGGCACGTTCGTTGCCCCGGCGGGCGGCGTTAAATCGGGTATCCCAATTGCTTTGGCTTTGCTGGTCGTTATCCCGCTAGACGATGCCGCCGAAGGTGAAGAATTTGTTGGCCACACCGGCGGTGTCTGGAACGTTCCTTGTGCTGCCGGGCTAACGCTGGGTGCCAAGGTGGCGGTGCTGGATGGCGCCCTGGTGGCTGACGAAACCGCCGAGTCTGTCTATTGCGGCAAGCTGTTTACTGCAGAGTCTGACGGCTTCGCTGATTTGCTGTTGCTGCAGTAATGGCCAGCCGCTTTGCCCGCGCTAATGCGCGGGCTAACCGTGTCTTTATGGAGCGGCTCAGCGACGGCCTTTGCACCTTCCACCCCGGCGAGGATGGCCGCCCCGACGTTCCCGACGTTCCCTACCAATTCGATAACAGCTTTGAAGTGTTTGACGAAAGCGGGCTGTCGATGCGCGTTAGGGCAATGCTGTTGCCGGTGGATCTGGTCGGTGATGTTAAGCGTGGGGCTAGCGTAACGATTGCTGATAAGGAGTGGCATTACAGCCGGACAATCGAGGATGACGGCTACTTTGTCCGATTCGAGGTGACCTGATGCGCTACCAATACGATATCAGGGGCATGCAAGCGCTTAAAAACCGCTATGACCCCAAGATCGTCGAGAAGGCGTTTAGCCACGCGCTAGACCGCACCCAGGCGAAAGCGGCAACGCATATATCGCGTGACGTGCGGGACGATTACCACATTACCGCCGCCGATATTAAGAAGCGCCTAAAGATCGACCGGGCGCGGCGTGATGCGTCCCGTTCGCTGCTGTATACCGGGCGGCGGTTGCCGCTGGATCATTTCAAGCCAAAAGCCACCCGTGCCCGCGTCGTGACCGCCACCAGCCGCCGCGGGAATCGCTACAAAACCCGGCGGCGTGGGGCTAGCGTGCTAGTGCGTAAAGATACCGGGCGGCAGCAAGTGCCCGGCGGGTGGTTCGCCAAAGGGCGCATCTTGCGCCGTGCGGATCGAAACGATAACGCCAGTGACCCGCGTATCCAGTTTGGCCCATCCATTCCCGGCATGGTGTCCCATGAAAGCGTGATTGATAGCGCTCAAGAGATGGTGCGGGAAGATTTGCCCAGGCAGTTCAGCGGGCGCATGGACTACCTGTTGGGGCAGAAAAAATAGGAACCAATATGGTTGATTGCGACATTACCCCGGCGCTTGAAGCGCGAATAGACAGCGAGTGCCCAGGGTTTGCCACGGTGGATGAAGCGTGGTTTAGCGATTGGGTAGACGACTACAGCGAAGAAACGCCCGCCGCCTATGTGTACCTCGCTGAGGATTCAGCGGAAAAGCCCAACGAGCTAGGCCAGCGGCAAGCGACCGCCCAGGTGTACGGCGTGTATATCATTTGCGAAACCGGCGACACCTTCCGCGCTCAGCGGGAAGAAGTGCGTAAAGCGCTGTTTGGCTGGCAGCCTGTCGAGAATGGCGCCGTGATGGCGTTCCATTCAGGGCAAATGCAGGAGATACGCGGGCGCTACATTCAGTGGCGGGAATACTGGACGCTAGAAACCCCTAACGCCCTAACGGCCAGCCGCCCTCGCACCGTTACCATCTAACCCACCCGACCCCAACCAACACCCCCGCCGCGTGCGGGTTTTTTTATGCCCGGAGGAAAACCATGCCGACGAAGCAAGGCGGATCATTTCGCCGCAAAAATGGGGAGCTTGAGCAAATCACCAAGCCCCCAGAGCAACAACGCTACGGCGCGCACGCGGTACACCCTAGCAAGGTGAGTACCGACGACAGCAAAGCCAAAGCCCCCGCCGCCGCGCCTAGCAAAGCAACGACCAGCGCCGCGAAATCATCCACCCCCGTAAAAGGTGATAGCGATGCCAACGCCACTGCTTGAGCGAAAAAAAGCCGTTGTTGTCTGCCTCGAAACTGAGTACGGCGTAGCGCCTGCGATTGAGACGGGCTCTTTGATGCTGGCCACTGAGCTGAGCATTACGCCGTACCAGGGCAACACGGTAGAACGAACGCGCATCCGCCCAGAGTTTGGCGGCTATGCGCAAATCAATACCGGCCCCAATACGCAAGTTCAAATTACCGTGCCTTGGAGCGGTAGCGGCGAGGCGCCCGTTATTGGTACGTCCGTTGTTGCCCCTGCCTGGGGCGAGCTGGCACGAGCGTGCCAGATGCAAGAAGTGGAAGACCTTGACGCAGGTGAGGTGACCTACACCCGCGTGAGCGAGGAAGGCGACTCGGTAACGATTTACTACCTGCATGACGGCCAGCAGCAGTGTGTAAAAGGCGTGCGCGGCACGCTGACCGGCACGGCTAACACCGGCGCGCTACCAACGCTGGCGTTTACCATGACTGGCCTTTATGAGCGACCAACCACGGTATCGCCCATTACGCTGACGGTGGAAAACCAAGCCGATGAGATTCCGGTCAATTTCCAGAACACGACCGAGTTCACGCTGCTAGGGCATGAGGCGATTGGCCAGAACTTTAGCTTTGACCTGGCCAACACGGTGACCTTCCGCGACCTCATTAACTACCAGGGCGTGCATATCACCGATTCAGCGCCCACCGGCCAAGCATCGTTTCAGATGCCGCGTTTGGTTGACTTCGATATTTTCGAGAAAACGGAGTCGCACCAAGTCGTTACCACCGGCGCGGTGGCGTTCTCCCACGGCACGGTGCCCGGCAACATCGTTGGCGCCCGTGGGCCCAAGGTGCAGATGGCGGGTATGACCACGCAAGACAGCGACGGCATTACCCACGTTCAAAGCGACCTTCGCTGGCTGGCGGTTGACGGCGACGACGAATTGGTACTGTTCTCCGCGTAACACCCAATAGCGTGAATTATTCACGCTTCACGTAAGAAATAGCTAACGACGCCACGCCCGCTAACTGCGGGCGTCGTCGTTTCTAGCGTTCACAAAACTATTATTTGTTGGAGTTAATCCCATGGCTGCATACGTTATCGGCGTTCCCTCAGTAACCAAAACCCTAACGATCCACAAGCCGGGCCGCGAAGAAGAAACCCTAATGGTTGATATTCGCGTTCGTTCGCTTGAAGAGCAAGAAGCGCTGCAGGAAAAGCAAAATAAAGCGTTTGCCGCGAAGCTGGCGAAAGAGAAAAAGCTGCGTGAAGAAGGCAAGCCGGTGCCCGCTGAAAAGAACACTAACGCTCACATACGCGAAGATATTTTGGGTATGAGCGGCATTGCCGACCCCAACGGCAATGATGTAACCGTAACCCCTGAGCTGATTGATAGTATCTGGCAGGATCCTTTCGCGTATACCGCGATTATCAAAGCATGGGGCGAAGTGCAGCGCGGCGTACAGGAGTCAACCGCAAAAAACTAAACGACCTCGGGCGCAGCTGGGCGGGCGCCCGAGGTAGTACAAAAAATGAGCTAGAAAGCGATTTGGCCGCTTGGGGGCAGGCAGTGCCCGAGCGGTACAAAAAGCCTACCCACGTCGTTATATGGCCCGGTAACGCCACGGCGTTTGAGGTTTTCCGCGATTGTTGCGGCCAGTGGCGTTACCTATATCCGCCAATGAGCAAGCCCGTGCCTGCAGGGCTAGAACGTTCCCAGATAGAAAGCTCCATGCGCATGATGGGTATAGAAGATCAGCGGGGCACTCTGCGCAAGATCCAGCACATTGAGGCGGGGGCGCTGGAAGTGATGCGGGGGTGATTTGCGTTTGTGCTGTGCAGCCAGTGCGATAAGCTGAGCTTTTGACCGGGGGGCGTAATGAAACATAAACGATGGTTACTGCTACTGCTAACGCTGCCGTTTTCTCAGCTTTCAATGGCTGCAGATAATGAGCCAGGAAAAGACGTTGAAGCCGTGACAACGGCAGTTTTTGCCGCTGCTGGGAACTGCCGTTCTGATAGTCTTTTTATCAGGCAAGTGGTGGCCGCTAAAGAAAAGGGCATGGAGTTAAGTCGCGTGATGAGCGTCACTAACGAAGACCCTGGATTAATCGATTTGGCGCGCCGGGCCTACGAGGATGACCGGCCCGCCAATGAGCAAGAAAATGCATTTTACGATGCTTGCATTGAAGAGAAGCGGCAGGAAATACACCGACTTCTATAAACAGCTAAAACAGAAAAGACCCGCTTCGGCGGGTTTTTTTGTGCCCGCAATTTGAGGTTATCGCTATGTCGTCGTCACGTCGCTACACAACAGAGTTTGTAATCACCGGCGATAGCTCTAGCGGTGTGAAAGCGTCGCGTAACCTGCAACAAGCCAACGCTGATTTAACACAGGAAATGCAGCGAGCCGAGCGTCAAAGCCAGCGCATGAGCCAAAGCTTTGAAAGCGTCTCTGTGCACGCTCAGCGGCTAGCGACGGTCGGCGCGGCGACCACTGCCGCCATGGGTGCGATGGCGGTTAGCCAGACACGTAACATTGCCGAGCAAGCCTCTTTGGCGCGCTCGGTAGGCGTGACCGTGCAAACGCTGCAGCAATGGGAGTTTGCCGCCCAAAGCGTCAATCTTGGCGCGGGCAAAATGGGCGACATTTTCAAGGATGCCGCCGATAAGATCGGTGATTTTGTGGCCACTGGTGGCGGTGAAGCGGCGGATCTGTTCGAGCGCCTAAACCTTAATATCAACGAACTCATGGGCATGAGTCCCGACCAGCAGCTTTTAGCGATTGGTGAAGCGCTGGACGATGTGGCTACCCAGGGCGAGAAAGTGTTTTTCATGGAAGCGCTGGCGAACGATGCCAGCCGCTTGTTACCGCTACTGGAAAACAACGCCACGCTACTGCGTGAGCAAATTGGCCTGGCTGACCAGTTCGGCGTTGCGATGTCGCAAAGCGATATTGATAGCATCGAGCTGGCCAACCAGGCACTTAACGA